GATGACAAAGTTTAGAGACTGGAACGCTGTCAGCGCACACTTTCGTACATCGGCAGGTCCGATGCGTGATAGTAGACAGCGCAGAAAAACTAACAGACCAACATCAAATGCTTTGTTGGATGAGTATTCGGACACTATATATCTTTGCGATTTCTGTGGTGACGAATCGACAACAGTAACCAGAATTGTTTTGGATGCTGGATATGATAGAACAAACGCAGAGGCTAAGTATGCTTGCTGGGAATGTTCTTCAGAAAAAGAGAGGGATCGGTTAAATGGCAAGGGGAATTGAGGATCTATACTGGGCTAATGTGGAACAGGCAAATAATCTTCACAAGGTGGTAAATCCTTTGGATTATTTGATTGAAAAGGAATCCAGAAAAGAACTTATGGATAGTCTTTTGAATTTGAGTCGAGATGAATTAGATGCTGTTATGAGTGTTGCCTATGATGATACGTCCATCTTGTCCGCTTCAAAAAATACCAATTCAGGTATAAGAAAATTTGAGAATACATATAATAGAGGATTGAAGCGCGCCTATCGCAATCTGAGAATGAACCATGAATGGGATGTTTACAGCCAAAACTGGGGTATTTGATAATGGGTAGAGTGAAGGATCTTGCGATCATTCTTTCCAATGTGACTATGGATGGAATAGAGTCTGGATATTCTGGGTTTCGTTTGAGGCAGTATGTTCTCGATGAAGCAACAAATGGTCTTGGTATCAATCGTGCTTTCGTGAAGCAGTTTATTGATTTTCAGGTTGAGAATATTGAGGAGGATTGTTTTAATGTCTGATAACAACATGGGTCTTCGACAGAAGGTGAAGAAGGGTATCGTTTCTTTGGATGAGGCAATCGAACTTGCCAAGGATTATAATGAAAACATTCAACGATGGCTTCGTCGGCGAAAGGAAGCTGGAATCAAGCCGAAGACCGAATCCGATCAAAAGCCGAAGCGGCGAAGAAATAGAAAGAAGTCAAAAAATAATGCCTAAGTATGACTACGAGTGTGAAGAAGGTCACACGTTTGAAATATGGCAAGGTATCAATGACGATAGGCTTGAGACGTGTCCCGTCTCGGTTCCGATTGCCAAAGATACTCCATATGAAGAAGTGTGCAACGCTCCAGTCAAAAGGCTAATTTCTAATACAAACTTTGTCCTCAAAGGCAAAGGTTGGTACAAGGATGGATACTAATGCCGTGGTATGATTATGGTTGTCGAAATTGTGATTACTGGTTTGAGGAGCAGTCTCGAATTGATGATCGCAAAAAGCCGTGTGAAGATCCTTGTCCTGACTGTGGAGGAGAAGTTCGTATTCTGTTGAATGCCACCGCTCTAGTTGATTCGGTGATTATCAATCGAACTAAACCAGATGATTCATACAAAGAGGTGATTTCAAAAATCAATGAAACAAATGGTTTGAAAGGATCGCGATATGAATTGGAGCCTCAACTAGAACAACGAGAAAAAAATAAACAAAAATCCATAACTGAATGGGAAGTGAAAGAACGAGTAAATGATAATTTGAAAGCGAAGAAAGGTCGAATCCGAAAGACCAGAAAGTAGAGTATATTATGTTTGAACACAAACCCCCAGTAGAAATAAAATATTCACCACTCAGCGTCTCCTATAAAAATGGAGACAGGTTTTATGAAGTTGAACCGGGGGTCTTGTGTCCAAGTATTACTTCTGTTCTTTCTGTAAACTCTCGTGCCTCTATTGCAAAATGGAAAGCACGAGTTGGAGAAGAGGAAGCCAACAAGGTTTCAACTAAAGCAAGGTTTCGTGGAAATGAGGTACATGATTTATGTGAGCGTTTTGTGAATAATGAAGAGCATTTGATTACTGGTCAAATGCCATCTTCAATCGAAATGTTCAATGTCATCAAACCAAAGCTGGCAAAGTATCTTACGAAAGTTTATCATGTGGAAGTTCCGTTATATTCAGTTGAGTTGGGTGTTGCTGGTCGTGTTGATTTGATTGGTGAGTGGATGGATATTCCAGCCATCATTGATTTCAAAACATCTGCGAAACCAAAAAAGAAGGAATGGATTTCAAATTACTTTATGCAATGTGCTGGATATTCTGTAATGTATGAAGAGATGACGGGTATCAAAGTAGATCATGCTCTTGTGTTGATTGCTGTTGCTGGCGATGTACCCAAACTACAGGCTTTCCCTGCTCCCATCAAGGAATGGGTCGAGCCGTTGAAGGAAACAATCAAGAGGTATCATAATGAGACTAAAGAAGAATAGTAATCTGTTTGAATATTTTCATCGGATCTACAATGATCCTTTGGTGACATGTATTATTCTCGTCATTGTGTTTGATTATTTTTGGAAAGGCTGCTCTAACTAGAAGCAGGGGGTTTGTATGTTAACGAAGAAAGAACTGGCAAACACTTTCTCTATGGAAGTGGAGGAGATGGTACATATCGAAAACATTTCGTATATGGATGCGATTGTATTTGCCGCAAACAAGAGAAACATGGAACCGGAGACTGCTGCGAAGCTGTTGAATCGTAATATCAAAGACAAGCTGGAGGCAGAAGCTCGGGAGTTGAACTTTCTTCCAAGACGATCAAAGCTACCTATCTAATGTCCGAAGCAAAAGCGTTTCAAGCCTATTGTAAGTTTCTGGCATTGAAGCAACACTTCTCAAAAGGTTCCTATGACTATTTCAAATACAATGGTTCCACAAGATCGAGCCTAAATAGTTTTAAGACCAAAAAAGATAGATTTTTTTATGAGAAGGTTTCTAGGAAGTATGATGAAAATGAGCTTGTTGAGTTTTTTGTTTCTAACTTGATTGATAATCAAAATGTATGGATAGGAGAACTTGCGCGTAATACTGAATGTGATGAGAAATATATTTCTTGGAAAAAACGCATTCAAGCCTTGACATATAATTTCAAGTCTGATATACTTACGCTCAAAGAAAAAACAGAAGACTTCAATGAGTTGTTTGTTAGTTCTCCACCATATACAGAGTATCCAAAACTTTTCGATATATATCAAGAGCGGGATATTCAACTAGAAACGATTATTGGAATTGATACTGTCTTGGGTTGTTTTGAGAACTGGAATCGTAATTACAAAGGTGACATTATATGGGATGACTTTTATCACTTGTGTAAGCAATACACGCCTTTCTTGAAGTATGATGTGGCAAAGAGAAATAGGTTCAAGAAGGTACTACGAGAGGAATTTTCGTGATTAAGAAACTCATAAAGGCTTTTGAAACAAACAAGCTCCTGCGAGAAAAGAATGAACTCCTTGAGCAAAACCTGAAAACCCTAAGATCAATGATTACAAATCTGGAAAAGGAAAATACAAAGCTGAAGGATGTTGTGGTTTCCTCTGTTGAACTGGTAGATAGTTACAAGCATGGAATGACACAACTAAGAAAATATTTTCAACAACAAGTAACAGAACGATACTACTCAAACGAAGAGTATGAGCAGTCAGAAGATGAGGAGGAAGAAGTAGACATATATAAAGCATTGAGAAAGAAAACTACCGTACACTAAAAAATACAAATATACAACAAATAAAATCAATACAAAAAATACGAGGTAAGTTATTATGTCAACATCATTTAGTCAACTCAAGAAGTCAAGCCAGAGCAGCCTGAAGAGTCTTTCCAACGAACTGGAAAAGCTCAACAGCAACGCAACCGGAAACTCCAATCAGGATGATCGTTTCTGGAAGCTGAGTGTAGACAAGGCACAGAATGGTCATGCGGTCATTCGGTTTCTTCCTGCTCCTTCTGGCGAGACTGTTCCTTGGGCTCGAATCTGGTCACACGGTTTTCAAGGACCGGGTGGTTGGTATATCGAGAACTCTTTGACCACGATTGGTCAGAAAGATCCGGTTTCGGAGTATAACTCAAAGCTCTGGAACTCGGGTATCGAAGCGGATAAGGAAACGGCACGAAAGCAGAAGCGAAAGCTCCAGTACGTTTCCAATATCTTTGTCGTCAGTGATCCTTCAAATCCTGAGAACGAGGGGAAGGTCTTCTTGTTCCGTTATGGTAAGAAGATTTTTGATATGATTAACGACAAGATGAATCCTGAGTTTGATGATGAAACTCCGGTGAATCCCTTCGATCTTTGGTCCGGGTGTAACTTTCGCCTTCGCGCTCGGCAGGTTGCCGGGTTCCGAAACTACGATAAGTCTGAGTTTGATTCTTCATCGGCTCTGCTTGAGGATGATTCGGAGCTGGAGCGCATTTGGAATACTGAGTATTCCCTTGAAGCGTTGATTGCTCCCGACCAGTTCAAGTCGTATGAAGAACTCAAGGCTCGCTTTGAGATGGTTATCGGAAGCTCCGATTCCTATGGTACGGCAGCGGATTCGTTTGACGAGCCGGTTGCCAACTATGAGGAGTCTGCTTCACTTGATGACGATGACGACTCTCTTGATTATTTCAAGAAGCTGGCTGAAGACGTTTAGTATCGTCTCATAGACCAAATGAACCCCCCTGCGTTTCGGCGCGGGGGGGTTTTTTCGTTTTTAACTTATTGGAAATCAAAATAAACAGAAGAG